TTGCCATTTAAAATAGGTTTATTATAAATAGGAAAGGCTCGCTTTATTTGCGAGCCCTAGTACTATAAGTTGGTTTTTTAACTTTACGACCTTTCATAGAATTAGTTTTCTTATTTATCTTATCGTATTCAGCTTTTTCTTTTTCGTAATGTTCTTGTAGTTTTTGAAAAGTAAAGTTCCTTAACCATATAGGCATGTTGTAAACAGTATCATAATCATACCCTCCTTTACCATGAAATACTATTTCATGAATTTGATTAAAAACGTTTAACCTATATTGTGGCGTCAGGCCAAAGAAAGTTTACCCCAATTGGGATATCTACCCCTCCTTCCGGGCCGTTGTCAGGATAGAATATCATATCTACATCAGGCTGAAAGTTTCTAAGGTAGTTTCTAAATGCTCTAGAATCTCTAGCTAGAAATTCATTATCCACAAAGGCTCTAATATTTTTCTTATCAGTGTCTCCATCTATACCTATAATTACATATTTAAGACGTGTTGACATTTCCGCTGACGATTCTTTATTGATCTTTTTTAGACCTTTAATTTCTTGGTCAATTTTAGTTTCATCTCCATGAGTAAGAATTTTAAAGGTAACTACTCTTTTTGTAGTAGGTAGTGTAAAATCGAAAGAATTAGATTTAGCTTTTTCAACTTCTACATTTAGAGGTTTATTATTAAGTAGAGATAAGTCAATAGTTTGCTTTTCAGCTCCATAAGTAAATTCATAATCTTTTCCGTATCCTAAAATTCTAGCTGCTACAAGTAAAGCATTTTTATCACCTAAAAGTAATTCATTATAATTAATAGATTTATCTACTATTAATGCTTTTATCAATTTATCAATAACTATACCTTTTTCTATATAATTTTGATTAGTTAAAATATCTTCTTCCTTAGCAGTCATGTACTTCATTTCTATAGTACCACTAGCAAGGGGAGATTCTTTCGGGTAAAGTTTACCTTGAGACGGTAAATCTACTATTTCTGTGGGGAATTTTTGTTTTTGTTCCATAAATTTGATTAATTAAAACTAGTTCTAAATATAAATATACGAAGAATTATTTTTTAAAACAACAAAAGCCCGAAAAAATTCGAGCTTTCTGTTATATTTAAGGCTGTATTAGTAATTTAAGACGCAATAATCCATTGCAATTGTCATAGACAATTCTACTGCATCAGGTGCTGACCAATCAAAATCTCCTTGTGCCATTGTTTTGATGAAAGCTCCTTTAATAATCCATTCCGAAACAACATCTCCTACTGGTCCTAATACGTTAAGAGTTAAATCTTTTTTGTAAAAGTCTGAATACCCAGCTCTACCAGTTACTGATTCGTAAGATAGTCTTGCCCATTCCATTACTGCTTGTGCTCCTGAGGGTGTAATCGGGTCGTAAAGAGTCATATCCATATCATTCCATACTCTTTTTCCTCGTATCTTACGATAAGAATTGATATGATCTAATACTACCTCTCCATCTTCAAAGCTTGGAGCTGATACTGTTTTTACCATGAAAGAAGGAATGTTATCCATATACATGATAAATCTATTCTGTACCTTCGGTTCGAAGGCTCTAAACATAATTTCGTTTGGATCTAATACTGCCATTTTATTTATTGTTTATTATAAATATCTTATTTTTAAATTATCCAGCAAATGTTGCTCCTGTAGGTTCAACTGTAAAGTCTAGGACTATAAATTCTGCAGTTTTAGCTGGCTGAATAAAGATTTGACCTATTAGTTGATTTCTATCTACAACGTCGGCTGTATTGTTAGTGTCGTCCATTACTACTCTAAAAGCAAATAGACCTTGTCTCTGTACTACTGATTCTAAGAACGGGTTAACAGTAGCTAAGAATCTATTACGAGTAGTAATAGTATTTTGTTCAAATACTAATGTTCTAGCTTGATCACCAATAAATTTCTTCAAATTAATTAATAATCTTCTAACATTTACTCTGTCTAAGGCAGAAGCTTTAGTTTGTAAAGTTTTCTGACCAAATACTGAAATACCTTGACCAGGGAAAGAAGCTATTGGATTAACTTTATTAGTGTAAAGAGTATCTCTTTGTGTTCTAGTTAATCTTCTTTCAGCTTGAATAACTCCAGTAATTCCTCCTCTTACCAATCCTGCTGGTGCAAACCAAGGTGCTGCACTATTATCTGTAAATGCATATACTCCTGGAATTACAACCGATGCTGGAACGAATTCATTTCTACCAGTTTCAGCTTGGGTTTGTAACCAAGGCCAGTAAGAAGCTGCATAAGAACTATTAATTATTCCTGACTGTCCTGTTGCGTTAGAAACTGTTGAGCCGTAATCTACTAAATCTACAACTGCAATTGCATCTCCTCTTGTTTCTGCTAATGAAATTAAAGCATTTAAAGGAGTAGCATGACCCGTTAATTCGAAAATTAAACCTGGTGCAGAAATAATATTGAATACGTATTCTTCTTGATTTTCTAATACTGATATAATATCGGAATAATCACTAGGTTCTAAACCTTGAGTATTATCACTACTAATATCAGAAAAGTATGAACTAGCTTTTCCAGTTCCGCCAGCATTTTGGAATAAATCTCCTGTAGCACCAAAGAATGACCCTGATCCTACTGCTGGTAAAGAAGCTGAGTAAGAAATATTTTGTGCATCTAATTCTACAGTTAATCCGTCATTACCTAAGTAATTTATAGTAGGGGTATTTACTGATGATACTCTAACAAAGTTAGATTTATTAACGTATGAACCTGAAACTGCTATATATTTTGATCCGTCACTATCTGTAGTAATATTTTTTACTTGATTACCTATTGTTTTTTCAATATAATTAGGAGAATTAGGATCTAAAGATATATTATTAAATGTTTCTAATATAGTTTTATTTTTTAAATTATCATCTCCTTGTCTCACAGATAAGGTAAATGTTCCTAATCCTGTATTAACGTTAGATACTTCCCATCTTAAATTATCAGCAGAACCTGACATTAAGGAACCATCACTATTTTGTTTTCCTCCGTCGCTTGCATTTACTGCATTATTGTATAATGTACCTCTACCTATAGTTTCTAAAGCAAATGGATTAGTAGTAGCTGTTACTGTATTTGTTCCACCAGCTGTAGTAAAGATAGTTGTACTATCTGAGTCAAAGTTTGCTCCTCCTGGTAATCTAGAACCTGAAGCAAATACTATGCCGTTAAAGTCTGTACCGGCAGATGAACCTGAGATTACTAAACTTGTAGATCCGCTAACACTAGCAGATACAAAACTAGATAAACCTGAAGCGTTATTAATAGCATCTACTATATTTGAAACTGAACCAGCCTCATTAGAGCCTGTAGAAAAGAAAAATACTTTACCATCTACATCATCTGCAGGAACTGGGTCCGCTGATGCTATGAATCTATAAGTTAAATTTCCTGATCCTACATTTGATAATCTAAATTCTTGATTATCTACTGCTGGACCTGAACCTATATTCAAATCGTGAGATCCGACTGCAAAAGTATCACCAGTATTGGTTTGAGTATTAGTTATATTAGTATTAGTAGCTGCTGTAAACGTACCGTTTGCTACTCTTGATACTAATACTGTGTTTCCGCCTTGGGAAAAATAATTTTTTACTGCTATTGAAGTTAAGAATTCGTAAGAGTTAGAACCGGAAGCAAATGTGCTACCAAATTTTCTAAGATAATCACCATATGAAGTAACTAATGTAGGTACTTCTACTGGACCTTTAGCAGTTGGGCCAATAATTGCTGCTCCTGCAACTACAGGTGCAGGTTGAATAAATGAAATATCGTTTTCTCTTGAGAATACACCTGGAGAGATAATTGTTTCTGCCATGTTTAATGAAGTTTATTTAAATGTCTTTTATAAATATCAGCTTATTCTGTAAACCAACCGTGCTTTATTTAGTTAGTTCTTTGTATATAAATAGGAAGGGAAGGTGTAAAACCTTCCCCTTGTATTAGTAAAAAAATTGATGAAGTTATTCTACAGTTGGAACTACTTCTTTTTCCGGTTCAGATGCTGCTGGAACTTCTTCTGGAATAAATACTTTTTCTTTTAGATCAATAGAACCACGTCCATATTTATCTTGTAATTCTGAAACTAATTTATTTTCTAATTCTTGGGTTTCAGTTAAATAACTTTCAACAGAAGCTTTTCTATTTTTAAGATCAATTTCAGCTAATGCTAAAGATCCGAACTCTGCTCTAACAGCTTGCATTCTTACTTGAATATCATCTATTTTTTGCAGTTCATCTTTTTTTAATTTTTGATTTGCCATTTTTAAAATTTAATTATTAATCGATTAATTATATATATATTCTCTAATATATGAAAACTATTTAAAGTTTCCAACTTTTTTTTAAATTTTATATGTATCTAAAGTGTCTGAGTTTCTTTTAATGTTTATAGAATTACAAGAAGGGTAAGGATTAGAATTAGCATAATCATTTATTATAATTCTTTTACAGTGGTATAATCCCATAATTAATTTATCATAAGGTATTTCTTTTTCAAATAATTCAATTATAGTTTCTTGCATATATTCTTGAGGTCTACTGGTAGTCAAAACTATTTGTGTTTTTCCTTCGTTATATAATTTTCTTAACCATTTAATATTATTTACAAGTGGCTTTCCATTTCCTATATAAGGAGGAAATTTATATGAAGTATTCTCAACTAGTGTACCGTCTATATCAACAAATAGAGTATTATACTGTGTTTTGTAATTATTCCAATCTTCCAAAGTACCCCAATCTTTATAGTTATTACAAACTTGACCATAAAATATTTGATCCTTTAACATCATATCGTAAATTATATTACTTATATAACATTCACCTTCCATATCTTTTATAGATTCAAAACTATGAATAAAATCATTTGCTGAGTTAAATGAATAACCTCCTATAGAAAAAGTAGGGCTAATTATTGTTTTTTCTACTATATTAGTTATTATATTATTTTCATCAAGCTGTATATAACTTTTATTACTTGGGTTAATATTAGTAGTTTTATGAAGATTATAATATGAAACTTTATTTTTAGTATCTTCAAAAGTACTTTCAAAAAAATTATCTGAGTCTTTGATTGTAATAAACCCTTTAATATCTTTTTTTAGTAATGCTTTATAGATAGTTTCAGATTGAGAATTTGTTTGATCGTTTAGATATACTATCTCCGTTTTATTATCTAAATTTAAATGGGTTAACTCTTGTTTGAATCCTTGCTCAAAACTATATTTATTCTGATGTTCTTTTAGTGCAACAAAATAAATTTTATCAAAAAAATCTAAATTTAATCCTCTAATGCTTTCTATAGCCATAAAGTAACCACTCTCAGGATGTGTTAACATCCATTTAGGTTTTGTATCAGGAAATCTTGTAGATTTACCTGCTATAGGAATTAATAAACTCTTCATAATATTTTGAATTAATTATGTTATTATTTAAAACTATTTTTTGCTTATCGGTTTTTATATAAGGTTCTATTCTTAACCAATTTAAGATAGTAATAAAATTTGTAAATTCCAAATTATAATACTGTTTAAATTTTGAATATATCTTATTCCATAAGTAATTAAAACTTTGTCTTATTCTTAAATTGCTTTCATTAATATCTAAAATCCATTCATAATAAATGTCTTGTTTTAATTTTACCATATCTACTAATACCGTTTCTATATAAGAATCTAAAAAATCTATACAAGATATATTACCTTTAAAAAATATCATGTTGGCAACAGTAAAGTCACCATGACAGGATGATTTTGGAATATTGTTAAATTCTGTAGAGTTAATCTTATGAGTAATGTAATTAATATAACCACTATGTGAAGACTCTTTTTTAACTTTATTGAATTTATCAGTTAATAGAGATTTTATATCACTATCTGTATAACTTTCTGATGATAAGAGAATTTTTTCGAAATAATCTATACATATATTAACTATATTATCTAAATCCTGTTTATTACATTTATTAAAAAATTCATTGTAACTTTCACCAGGAATGTACTCCATATCAAAATATTCATCAGTATACCGTACTATACGAGGTGTAGAGAGTTTATAAAAATTACTTTTAGAAAATGTTAATTGTTTTTCTATTTGTAGTTTAAACCTATCTTTAAAATAGTTACCAGGGGAATATTTTCTTATGAGACCTTTGTTTAAAATCTTTAATTTAGATCCTGAAAGTCCTATATTAATATCCGTCCTCATGCCATCTTTCATGAAACTGGGTGTATTGATTATCGTAGGGGTATTTAGGCCAGTTGTATTTATCCCATTCTAAGTCTATACCTTGTTTTGGAAAAGCCTTAAATACTTTTTTAGTTAATTCATTACTTAATTCTAGTGCTTCTTTATAATTAAGTGAATCATCATAAAGGTATAACTCAGGTTTAAGTAACCATTTTTTAATTTTTTCGTTAAAATTAGAACAATAATGGCTACCTATATATGATTCAGTTCTAATATAACAATCGTAGTATTTCCAATAATCTTCTCTTTTCATTTTTACTCTTTCTTCTATACTACTATGTTCTAATGGAGCATCGAATAACTCTAATAGATCCTCTCTATTACCCCAAAATATATGATCTCTAGGATGGAAAGGGAAAGCATAAAAATTACCTGCAACTAATATTCTATTTTTAGGAAACGTATCATCGTTTTCGTAACTTATTTTTTTCTCTTTATTTTCATTAAAAAAATTATGCATTTTTTGCATACTTTCGTTATCATACCTTTGATCGTTTCGCATTTTGACTACAAAAGTAGTAGTTGTAGATTTTACTCCATTTAAAGATGAAACTAACTGCAAATTTCTGTTACCTGTTCCATTTGAAGCAGGGTATTTATTTTTGATAAATCTTATATTATCTATGTTATCTGTAGGAGTATTGTCATCTTCCCAACATGAAATTACTATATCATTAACAAATGGTAATTTTAAATACTGTTTAGCAGTTTCTAAACTATATTCTGAGTATTTACCTTGTAAAACTATATCTATTTTTTCATTATCGTTATAATTAAATAAATTAAATTTAATTAGATTTTCTTTAGCTAAATCTTTATGTTCAGGAGAAATATTAGGATGATTATAAGTTTCTAACCAAAGTTTTTTACTTTCTTCTCTTTGTCCCACGTACCAACTACTAAAAGCTTTTTGTAAAAGAAGAGCACAATCCCCTGGGTATTTAACTTCGGTTCTTAAATCAGGTAGATTAAAATCGCATAGTTCTAATCCTACACTTGCATAATAAAAACACTCTTTCCATTCTTCCTTTTTTTCATGTAAAATAGATAGTAGGTAATAAGCTTCAGGTCTTTTAGGATAGTAAGTAATAGCTGTTAAAAGTTGTTGATGTTCATACCAAGGTCTTCTTTCAGTTCTATGTAACATTAACCAGGTCTTTAAAAGACATTCGTAAACCAAATCTTTATCTTTAGACATTTCAGCACATCTTAAATAATAAGATAACGCAGCTGCATTTTGTCCTATTTTTTCATACTCGTATGCTAACCAGTAATTACTATCGGGATTACTAGGGTCACTGATGTATTTATCTATTAAGGGTTGTAATTTACTTTCTACCATCTTTTATATAAACGTTTAATTGTGCTCTAGTTTTTTCACCCCAGCTAAAATTCTTTAACCATTCATCATCGTTCATATGAATTGATACATCAATTCCTTCTCTATTTTCTACAATATAATTATCTTTATTTTGTAAGTATAAATCTCTGAAGATATAAAAACTATCTAATGCTGCAGGGACACCCCAAAGATGGAATTCGGCTGCTATATGTTTAACATTATTACTTATCCAATCTTTATTTTCTTTATTAAAAATAAAATACTCTCCTCCTTCAGAATCACATTTTAAAAAATCTATTTTATCTATATTATATTTTTTAATAATATCATCAAATTTAATATTATCATACGTAGAGCCTGAGTTATCGTAGATGTTAATTTCTTCGTTATAGTTAAATTTATTATTTTTAGAATTATTATCAGCTAATCTATAATTTATAATTTCTTTATTACTAAAATTACTAAGGTTTTTTTCTAAAGTAGGTAATAATAATTTAGAAGGTTCTATACTATAAACTTTTTTAGGATTTTCTTTTAATGCTTTATAAGAGAAAGCTCCTACGTTAGCACCAATATCTAGAACAATATCGTTCTCTTTAACTTTAAAATGCTTTTGATAAATACCGTCTTCAAATATTTCTTTATTGATTATTTTAGAAAGATAAGGTTCGTTTGATTCCCAACTGAAATCTGGGTGTTTAGATTCAAAATTTAAATCTTTTTCTAAATCTTCGTACTCTAATTCTTCTAATACTTTCTCAGGCATCTTCAAAACATAAGCAGCATTATCTTGAAATCCGTAGGTAATTAAAAAATTTTTATTTTTTATAGCTAGCCCACAACTAAACTCAATTTGAGTATCCATAAATTTAAATGGTTTAGAGAGTTTAACTAAATTCCAATTTTTATCCCAAAAAATAAATCTATGGTAATATTTTGCATCTTTAGTATTACCTTCATTTATCCAATAGTTACATTCGTGAGTAATAGCTAAATAATAATCTTTATATTTTAATACTTGAGAACCTCCTCTTAAACCTCTTTCTGTATAATATTCATAACTCTTATTGATTACTGTCTTGCAAGGTATAGTTGTAAGAGTCCCTTCTTTTACTTCTACTTTAGATTTATTATTAGGATCTACTTTAACTATTTCTAAAGGATTAGCCCACCTTATATAATGGTAAGGCATATCTACAATAGGCATCCAATTTTTTTCTAAATAAGTATGAGGATCTACTTCTATTCTTAATCTCGAAACTTCTTTATATTTACCGTCTTCAAATTCTATCTCGCATAATTCCATTCTACCTTCACCGTCATCTTTTACATCTCTCCTAACTCCACTAACAAATAACTTACCCTCCCATCTAAAAATACGAGAATCTTCCAAACCTATAAATTCCCATATAGGTTTAATATCGTATTTGGAAGTATCGATTTTTGTGTAATCTTTAATATAAAGAGTTTCAGGATCTAACTTACATAAGTAATTACCTGTTTTAAGACATATATCATCTTCAGGATTGAGATATGCTAAACAGCCCCATCCGCTATAAAACTTCTGTTTAAACTCACTATGATATAGAGAATAATGTACATGTCTTAAGTTTAATAAAATATCACCATTATCATCTATAAAGATAGAAGAATTACAGAGACCCGTACCATCAATGAGATTACCAGGGATAATAGAAGGAGATATACTACCTCCATTATCTAAGCATAACTTAGCTAAATTTTTAATCATATTACCTATAGTGAGAACCTCCTAACCATAATACAAATGAACGTCTTGTTCCTTTAGTAATAGGAGTAACTCTGTGTAACATATATGAAGGAAACATAAATACTGATCCGGCTCCTTTATGTGCTTTTGTAGCATGCTCTTCAGAACCTGCTGTCCATAACTCTAAATCTCCTCCTTCGTATTCAGAAGGGTCAGATAATTGAACTGTAATAGATATTTTTCTAACTGACATATCACCAGGTCCTATATCTTGATGCCAAGTATAATGCCCGCCTTCTTCGGCATGATATTCAGTATATTGAATTTTTTCAGATAAAGCTGTTAAATCAAACTTCCATAAACAATTGTTTGCTTCAACGGCCATATCATGAAGTTTTTCATATAACCACCACCAGTTAGTATCTTGAGGTATCCATCTTACTTTAGATGAACGAACATCATCTTTACCTCCTCCAACAGTTTGAGCTTTTTTTTCTTCTAATGATTCTATTCCTTTGGCAATTTTATCTAATTCTTTTTGAGTAAAACCTTCTTCAAAAAAATAATAATTAGTAGGGTCTGTTGCCTCCCTATCGAAATTGTAACTTATAAACATGTTTAAAATTTTTAGTTAATATATAATATATGAATTTTTTATTTAATAAACAACTATTTTACGATACTCCTATAACGTTCGCTATATTAGCTGTTGCTACTCCTTTAACGTTTGCAATATTTCCTGATGATACTCCGATAACGTTATTCCCATATCCTGCTGCATAGTCAAAAGATAAAAAAGGTACGAATCCTGAATTACTTGTGCTAAAATTAGCGAAGTAAAAAGCATCTACGTCACTTAAAGAACCGTTACCGTTATAATCATTTGTGTACTGTACTACAGCAAATTTTAATTGACCATCAGATTGGCCATCTGAAATAGCTGCAGAATTCATAGCTACAGCATTATCTTGATTAGCATCAGCAAATTGAGGTATAGAAGTTAATACATCAGTATAAGCACTACTATAATCTATATCATCAAAAAATTCACTATCATCGTAATTACTAAATGAAGGACCATTTCCCATACCATCAAATTTAACTATAGCTATTCTTCTTTCTAGAGCTCCTGCATTAGACGTTGTGGTGGTAGATCTATAATTAAATGTTAAATTAGTTATAGTACCTGAAGTATAACTACTAAGATCAAAAGCACAGAATAATCTTGTAAATTGATAATTGATTCCCGATTTACCAGAATCTTGAAAATACTGTATAACACGAGTGTTACTTGCCGTTGAATTATCTGTATGATTTTGACCAGTCTCTCGGGCAGATTCAAAATCATTGTTAAACATCTGTCCATTCCCTATAGTATATTTTGTAGCATTAACGTTAGGCATATTTTTATGTTATTAACTTACAGTAACGTATGTACTATCAGGATTAAAATATATTACTTCATTGTCACTATCTACTACATAACCAACTATTCTTACTACATCTCCTGTACCTGATGGTGCAGTACCGGTTATAAGACCTTCAGTCGCAGCACTTAGATATACCGGGCTTCCATTATTAGGAAGTGAGGAAAATTTTGAAGTAAATCTTGCATAACCTCTTATTAACATACCTACTTGGTTAGCTTGCCCACTACCTATTGCCAGTCCTAACATACCTGTTGAATCATTAGTAGAATCTGCATGAGCTTCATCCCATTGAATATTATTAGGAGCTAATTGTTCAAGTTCAAAAACTTCTCCTTGTGTTACGGTACCTACTCCCCAATAAGCTACTTCACCAACTACATCTGCAGTACCTAACTGTACTGTATCTGAAGAGCCTGCATTATCAAATGCAAAGAATTCAAGATTGCTATCTACTCGAATAATTGAACCAGTAGTTGGATAATTAAAATTAATCCCGTTAGTTGTTCCTGCATTAGGACCTGATCCAAGATGTAGTATAGTATCAAATCCATACACGCTAGGTTTACCGCCTAATGTTGCTATACCAAAACCAGAGTTTGCATTAATACCATGAGCAACAAAATGTTCTGCCTCTATATGAGAATCTTGACTACCGCTTAAAGTACCTGTAAATTCAATATCACCTGATACTGTAAGTTCACTACCATCAAAAGTTAAATTACCTTCTCCAGTAACTGTACCGTCACCGTCTGCAGTAATTACTCTATTATTAGTATCTCCTGATATACTCAATGCTCCTGATGGTCCTTGAGGTCCTGTTGGTCCTCCACCTCCAGTTGATCCTGTCGGACCTTGAGGTCCTGTTCCTCCACCTGATCCTGTAGGTCCATTTGGACCTTGAGGTCCTGTTCCTCCACCTGAACCAGTAGGTCCAGTTGGGCCTTGTGATCCAGTAGATCCAGTAGATCCAGTAGATCCAGTAGGTCCAGTAGGGCCTTGAGATCCGGTAGGTCCAGTAGGGCCTTGAGATCCGGTATTACCAGTAGGTCCTGTTGGACCTTGCGATCCAGTAGGTCCTCCACCTCCGGTTGGTCCTGTCGGTCCTTGAGATCCAGTAGGTCCTCCACCTCCGGTTGATCCTGTTGGACCTTGACTACCTGTTGGTCCTCCACCTCCAGTAGGTCCTGTTGGACCTTGCGATCCTGTTGGTCCTCCACCTCCAGTAGGTCCGGTAGGTCCTTGACTTCCAGTAGGTCCTCCACCTCCGGTTGGTCCGGTAGGTCCTTGCGAACCTGTATTACCGGTATTTCCAGTCGGTCCGGTAGGTCCTTGACTACCTGTAGGACCTGTTCCTCCAGTCGGTCCGGTAGGACCTTGACTACCAGTACTACCTCCGGAACCAGTAGGTCCAGTAGGACCTTGTGATCCTGTAGATCCGCCACTACCTGTAGGACCTGTCGGTCCTTGACTACCTGTATTTCCTGTATTACCAGTAGGTCCAGTTGGGCCTTGACTTCCTGTAGGACCTGTTCCTCCTGTAGGACCTGTTGGTCCTTGACTTCCAGTTGATCCAGTATTACCTGTTGGACCTTGACTTCCGGTATTTCCAGTTGGGCCTGTCGGTCCTTGAGATCCAGTAGGTCCTGTTCCTCCAGTTGGTCCTGTTGGTCCTTGTGATCCTGTAGATCCTCCTGAACCTGTAGGTCCTGTTGGTCCTTGAGATCCTGTAGATCCTCCTGAACCTGTAGGTCCAGTAGGGCCTTGAGATCCAGTTGAACCAGTATTACCTGTTGGTCCTGTTGGTCCCTGAGATCCAGTAGATCCAGTATTACCAGTTGGGCCAGTAGGTCCTTGAGGCCCTGTTCCTCCATTTGGTCCAGTTCCTCCAGTAGGCCCTTGACTACCCGTATTTCCTGTGTTACCTGTAGGTCCTTGTGAACCAGTAGCACCTGTTGCCCCTTGAGGGCCTGTTGGTCCGGTTGGTCCGGTTGGACCTTGACTTCCTGTCGGACCAGTAGATCCTGTTGGTCCTGTCGGACCTTGACTACCAGTAGGTCCAGTAGGTCCAGTAGGGCCTTGACTTCCCGTTGCTCCAGTAGGTCCTTGACTACCAGTTGGGCCTGTTGGACCGGTAGGTCCTTGTGATCCAGTTGGACCTGTTGGACCTGTAGGTCCTTGACTACCTGTTGGACCAGTAGGGCCTTGAGAACCTGTTGGACCAGTAGGTCCAGTAGGTCCTTGTGATCCAGTAGATCCAGTAGGTCCTGTCGGTCCTTGAGAACCGGTTGCTCCAGTTGCACCTTGTGGTCCGGTCGGTCCAGTTGGTCCAGTAGGTCCTTGTGATCCAGTTGGTCCAGTTCCTCCAGTAGGTCCAGTTGGTCCTTGTGATCCAGTTGGGCCTGTTGGACCGGTAGGTCCTTGACTTCCTGTCGGTCCAGTTGGTCCTTGAGAACCAGTAGGTCCAGTTGATCCGGTAGGTCCTTGTGATCCTGTTGATCCGGTCGGTCCTTGAGAACCAGTTGCACCTGTTGGACCTTGAGCTCCAGTACTACCTGTAGCACCTTGTAATGAAAGATTTGTTCTAGTAACTATTTTACCGTCAGAATCTGCTAATAATATTTTTGTTTCACTTGAACCTGCTGGTACATTTGGTAGTTTAACGTCTGACCCTGATGCTATTAAGGCTAATGAACCAAAGGTACCCATATTAACTGTATCATTAGAATCAACTTCTAATATAGGAATACCTGAAATATCGTTTACTGAAAATAAAGATCCAGAGAGTGAATCTGTGATAGAGAATAATTGTCCTTGATTACCTTGAATATCGACAATTGTATTATCTCCTGTAGAACCTGATCCGTGTACGATCAGGCCTTTTTTAATTTTGAATTCGTTAGCCATAAATTTATCCTTTTTTCATTGTCCAAAAGGGTCTTATATAAATATCTACCTATAAACTAAATCGTTATATTGGGTTAAAATATTCTGGGCAAGGTAAATAAGAACACATTATACCATCTACGATAACTGAACCACTAGCATATGATCCACTGATCATTGAAGGCTCATAGCATGTTTCACAAGTAATATTATATTCCATATCTTCCTTTAAATGAATTATGTATTTGTTTAAAATCAGTGTCGTCTAATTGCTTATTAAAAAACATCCAATTATTATATTGACCACTAAATTCTCCATAACCGGTAGACCAACCACCCATTATAGGTAGTCTACTACCATTAGGTAAAGTAGTATTGGAGGAATCGGTATTAACTGTATAAGTACCTTGAGATACATTAACCCCATTTTTATAGATAGCAACTGTTAAAACATTAGTTGAAGATACATAAGCACTATACCCAGCTGAGCACCACTCATCAGTTAAAACTGGATGGTTAGAATTTGTTCTATGTGCTAAAGTACCTGATCCATCATTTCTATAAACTAAAACACCAGGACCTCTTTGGCTTGTACCCCCACTAGCTATTGAAAATGAAACCCTACTTTCAAAACCCCCTAAATAAATATTTTGACCTGACTGCCCATCTGTTGTTCCTATTCCTCCCTTAAGAAAAACCATCCCAGACATTCCACCAGTTTGACCAGTTGCAAAAGCATCTTTATTGACATTTCCTCTCCAATTAGTATTAGCTGTTCCCGCTGCAAATTTTCTGTGAATATAATTTCTAGTTATTTCATAGTTAGTAGATGTAAAAGTAGAACTATCTGAAGCAGAAAAATATTCAGAACCATCTTGTTGAGCTAAATTATATAGTTTAGTATCTGAAGCAATAGCAGTACCATCCCAACAATCAGGGTTAGCAGTGTCTACGTAATAGTACATATCAGCTAAATCAAAATCGTTAAATATTTTTGGTCCTCCTATTGATGCCATTATACTATTCCTACTAAATTTAAAGTATTTATAAATTCCATTGCTTTGTCTTGTGTATCAAAAGAACTAGTTGAATGTATTAAATTACCGTCGTAATATATTACTTCGAATCCTGATTGTGTTTCGTTCATTTCTTTTAAATAATTCATTGCTAAAATCTTGTCTTAGTTGCATTATAGTTTTGAGTAACTTCGTTAGCATTTAAGGGTCTATTATATATTCGTATACTAGCTAATTCACCTACCATAGCCCAGCTAGAATCCCAGTTACCTACGAAAAATCTTCTAGTAGAACCTGCATTAGCTTGAGTAGAAGTTTGATGTAAACTACCATTTATATAAACCTTATGTTGACTAGTATCACTATTATCATGAGTCGTAGAAACATTGTACCAAGTATCCATGGAAATACTGTAGTTACTTAATCCAGTACCGTAAATATAGTTACCTATATTAGACCCTCTAAAAGCTAAGTAGTGATTCCAATAGTAGTTCCAAATCCCTTCATAAAATGTTGTACCTGATTGCCAAGTACCGTAACCTGTTCTCATAAACCATACATCAACTGTATATCCAGCTCCAGATGAAAAATCGAAAGGTCCACTATCTGTAGGAAATGTTCCATCTGCTATAGGTATCTGAATGTAAGTATTTCTATCTGCGCCAAAGCCAAAAGAGGCTGGATCAGAAGAGGGTATAGTAGTAGCATCGTTTATAAAACATCTTTGTGTGGAAACACCTCCTAATAAATTCATATAATAGTCATCACTAACTTGGGTAGGGCTTACTTTATGATAAGAACCGGCATCGATTACTCCTTCAAGTCCATCTATTACTATGTTTGCTCCTGTAAACATATTTTATAATTTAAATCTTGGTTTTAATGCGTTATAGTTTTGTAAAACTTCTGCATCAGTTAATCTTTTATTATATATTCTTGCTGTAAAATAAGTCCCTTGAAAATTCATACGATTATCTGTTCCACCACCAGCTGGGTAGTATAATGGGTCATCTCCATCATCATCAGGTTGTATTGGATCTCCTGCTAAATCAGTTTGACCTAATTTAACACCATTATTATAACCTATTACATTACCATCTCCGTTTGAATCATCAATGACAGTTAAAACAGTATGGTAAACATTACCAGCTGTAAAAGTAGTTGAAAAATCAGTATATTTAAGACCTTCATTAGGAGACCTATGGCAAAAAGTTAATTGTGATGAATTAAACTGCATTAAGTAATTTAATGTACTAAAACCACCTTTAGCAATTAAAACATTTTCTAAACCGAAGTAAGTATCTGATGCAAAGCCTGAGGGTCTCCAAACACATTCTAATGAAAATGCAACATCACCAGCTGTAGCATCAAATGTTACAGGTGAACTATTATTAATATTACTTGTACTAGTTCTAGTATTTGAAGATGTAGAAGTTCTAGTAATACCTCCATTAAAATCAGTAGTATAACTATCCCCAGTTATAGAGCCAAAACTGAGAATATCTCCATCAGCTACATTTTTAACTATATCACTAACTGAAGTACCACTACCTGGGTAGGATTTAGGTGAAGCATAATCTACTACCCAAACTAACCCATCTGTGACTATACCAGGTCCTCTTGAAAACGCCATTTGATAAATTATTTAATTACAGCAACATTCACAATCACATAATGTTTTGCAGTCACATTCAGTACAGTTGCAACCCACAAATGTAATTTCTTCATCCATATTTATATTATTTTATAAACCTCTAACCAGAGTTTTAACCGTCCAGTTATCAGAAGTTGTTGTTGCTCTTAATCTTAAATCAGCTCCTGAGATATCAACTAATAAAGTTATATCAGAAGTATCTCCTAAATCGTTTGTGGATGTTTCTGCAAATTCTACATTAGTACCGTCGTGGGTTGCAAAAACTGTTCCAGCTCTTAAATTTGTTCCATTTTTAATTACAAAATCAAAGAAAGCTCCATCGTAACTTGCATGAGCTATTGAAGCTACTGTTTCTGTTCCTATATCTATATCTGTATTTTCTTGATAGGTAATAATACTATCATCTATAGTCAAATCACCGGTAATGTCTAAAACTGAACCGTCAAAGGTTAAGTTGGCTTCACCAGTTACTGTTCCATCACCATCAGCTGTAATAACTCTATTGTTAGTATCTCCGGTTATTCCTAAAGCTCCGGTTGGTCCTTGAGCTCCACCTGATCCGGTTGGTCCTTGACTACCGCCCGTTCCAGTAGGTCCTTGAGAACCAGTAGAACCTGTTGGTCCAGTAGGACCTTGACTTCCCGTCGGTCCAGTAGATCCGGTAGGACCTTGACTTCCGGTAGCTCCAGTAGGTCCTTGAGAACCAGTAGGGCCTGTTGGTCCTGTTGGTCCTTGTGATCCAGTAGGTCCTGTCGGACCTGTTGGACCTTGACTTCCAGTAGCTCCAGTTGGTCCTTGACTACCTGTTGGACCTGTTGGTCCTGTCGGACCTTGTGATCCAGTAGGTCCAGTTGGTCCAGTAGGACCTTGTGATCCGGTAGCACCTGTAGGGCCTTGACTTCCCGTAGGTCCTGTCGGTCCAGTAGGACCTTGTGATCCAGTTGGTCCTGTCGGACCTGTCGGTCCTTGACTACCTGTTGCTCCGGTAGGACCTTGACTTCCTGTCGGTCCGGTAGGTCCAGTCGGTCCTTGTGATCCGGTTGGTCCGGTAGGTCCGGTAGGACCTTGACTTCCAGTAGCTCCAGTAGGTCCTTGACTTCCGGTAGCTCCAGTTGGTCCTTGACTACCTGTTGGACCTGTTGGTCCAGTAGGACCTTGACTACCTGTTGGTCCGGTAGGTCCAGTTGGTCCTTGAGATCCGGTAGCACCTGTAGGGCCTTGACTTCCTGTTGGTCCTGTCGGTCCAGTAGGTCCTTGAGATCCTGTCGGACCTGTTGGTCCTGTCGGTCCTTGAGAACCAGTCGCTCCGGTAGGACCTTGACTTCCTGTCGGACCAGTTGGACCAGTTGGTCCTTGGCTACCTGTTGGTCCGGTAGGACCTTGACTACCTGTTGGACCTGTTGGACCTTGCGATCCTGTTGGACCTGTCGGTCCTTGTGATCCAGTAGGGCCTGTTGGACCTTGACTACCTGTTGGACCAGTTGGTCCTTGACTTCCAGTAGCTCCAGTAGGTCCTTGAGAACCAGTCGCACCTGTTGGACCTTGTGATCCAGTTGCTCCGGTAGAACCTTGCGATCCAGTAGGTCCTTGAGTTCCTGTTGGACCTTGTGATCCAGTACTACCTGTTGGTCCTTGAGATCCGGTACTACCTGTTGGTCCTTGAGGACCAGGTCTGCTATCTGCGTATGCTTTTACTGATTGTTGGGTTGGTATAAGTGTAGCACTATCAGAAGACATATTATCTTCATCTACAAAGCCTGTTATTGTAATCGTATCATCTGATAAAGAACCAAATGTTACAGTACCACTACCGCTTATATCACCTGATGCAGTTATATGTCCTGCTGGGCCGTCTACAAAAACTGTAGAACTACCAAATTGTGCTTTACTAGCAAATATTGTAGCACTTGAGCTTATATTACCAGAAGCTGTTATGTGTGAGTTAGAAGATATACTTCCTCTTGCTCCTGTTGTAGCTAGACCTCCTGCTACTACAGTAATACCTTCAGTACCTCCTACGGTAAATACTTCACCTCCTGCATAAACAGATATTTTATTGGCAGATTTTCTACCTATACCTGTATCTAGATCATTTTCAAATGTGAATGATGGTCCACTTGCTTGTGATTCGTATTCAATAACTGGTGATGAACTGAATTGTCCAAATTTAGCTCGGGTATTATCAAAATGCATTTCTGCGGTCCCCCCAATTGAAATATCCATTCTATCAGTACCGTTGGTAGAATATATTCCAGTAAAGCCGCCGGCTGTTTGAAATCCTAAAGAAGGACGTGTAAAAGATCCAGGACTAGATGTTAAAATTTCTCCACTTGCACTTACATTGGCATTTATTACTACGTCTTTTTCAAATTCAACTCTTTCGTCACCACCATCGACTCTAAAGTATTCAGTTAAACCTCCAGATCCATCATCAGATATAAATTTAATATCCCCGTCATCTTGTCTATTTCTAATAGTAACATCACCCGTATAGTTATCAATAAATGAATCAGCACTATTATGGAAGATTTGTAAATCATTACTTGATCCAAATGCACCTATTACACTATCGCTATGTTGAGAAGCGCTACTAAATATAATTTTTTGAGAACTTCCATCTACTCTAAAATATTCTGCACTACCACCTAAACCATCATCTGATTTAAAGATAATATCTTTATCATTAACTTGATTTTCTATAATTAAGTCACCTACTAATGAATTCTGTATATAAGAATTAGAAGCATCGTGATAAAGAATTAAATCTCCTCCTGTACCAAATCTAGCTGCAACACCGTCATTAAAATACATTCCCATAGCGGATGATACAGTTATGGCTCTTGCGCTTCCATCTAATCTAAAGTATTCTGAACTTCCTGAGGTAAATATGATATCGGCGCCAGCAGTATCGTTCTTAATAGTTAAATTACCTTCAGTCTCTCTTATTGTTCCGTCAGTACCATCATGAAATATTTGTAAATCTCCTCCTCCACCGATTTTTAATTTAGTATCGTCGAGTAATTTTAATTCTTTCGAAACAATTATCTGACCAGCACCACCGTCAAATCTCAAATATTGTGTACTACCGGAATTAAATCTAATATCACCAGTAGCAGTGGATGTTTTTATAACAAGGTTACCGTTAGTACTATCAATTTCAGAATCACTACCATCATGAGATATTTGTAAATCATTCCCGCCACCTACGTTAATATTAACATTATCTAAAACTTTTAAAGGTTTAGAGTAAATAGTCCCAACAGCTCCACCATCAACTCTAAAATATTCCGCTACGTCGCCTGAACCATCATCTGATTGAAATATAATATCTCCGTCATCTTGGAAATTTATAAATCTAACATCACCAGTAGTATTTTGTATTCTACTTGTTGTTCCGTCGTGGTAAATATTAAGATCATTACCAGTACCAAATCTAGCTCTTACATTATCTTCTAAATCTAAAGAACCTGAAATATTAATAGATCCTGTAAATGAATGTATATCGTCTATTGAATCTCCAAACTTAGTAGAACCTGATTGGAATACTATTGAAGATGATACTAATTCAGTATGAAATTCTTGGGCTGTAACACTTCCTTCTACGGTCAGGTCTCCTGTTACTTCTAAAGTAGAACCATCAAAAGTTAAATTTCCTTCACCTTGAAATGGTTCTGAGGAGTTACCTGTAGCTGTTACTACTCTATTATTAGTATTACCTGAAATAGAAGTAGAAGCATTAGCTCCTTGTGGTCCTGTTGGACCTTGAGATCCAGTACTACCTGTAGGGCCTTGAGATCCGGTAGCACCAGTAGGTCCTTGACTTCCGGTTGCTCCAGTTGGGCCTTGGCTACCTGTTGGACCTGTTGGTCCTTGACTACCTGTTGGACCTGTTGGTCCTTGTGATCCAGTTGGACCTGTTGGTCCTTGGCTACCTGTTGGTCCGGTAGGACCTTGACTACCTGTTGGACCTGTTGGTCCTTGTGATCCAGTTGGACCAGTTGGTCCTTGTGATCCAGTGGCTCCTGTAGGACCTTGACTCCCGGTTGCACCGGTAGGACCTTGTGATCCCGTAGCGCCAGTTGGACCTTGTGATCCAGTTGGTCCTTGGGTACCAGTCGGTCCTTGAGAACCTGTTGATCCAGTAGGGCCTTGAGGTCCTGTTGCACCTGTAGGGCCTTGTGGTCCAGGTCTAGTATCTGCGTATGCTTTAACTGATTGTTGTGTAGGAATAAGTGTAGCACTATTCGAAGACATATCATCTTCGTCTACAAAGCCTGTTACTGTAATTGTACCATCTGATAAAGAACCGTAAGTAATGGTTCCGCTACCACTTATAATAGAAGCTGTAACTGGTCTATTTAAAGAAATTCCTATATGGTCTGTATTAGGACTTGCACCTATTTCTAGTATACCGTTACTTTCATAAAAAGTAGGTTTACCACCTAGAGAAAGAATTGTAAAACCTGAATTAGCATCATTACCATGAGCATTAAATT